TCTTTGTTATAAGCCGACAGCGTGCCCTAGTGAGCTTTTCTAGTTACAGACCCCAAATAGGACAGCTTGCGACCGAAGCCCCGTTGTACAACGTTGTTAAACGCCTTTGCAGGCAAATTGGATGCAAAGGAGAGTTGCCGGGAGGGGAAATCGCTCGAGATTGCCCCAACACCTGGCGTTTTGGATTTCTTCTTGCCTGTTTTTGATAGGCTGGAATTGTCTAATGATTCGAGCAAAACCAAGGAGGGTTTGCAATGGAGAGGGAAAAAACGATTAAGCGCATGGAGCTTGCTAGAGTTGGGCAGTTCGGAATGGACGGAGCTGAAATAACCCTAGAGGATCTGCGCGAAGTCAAAGAAACATTCGATGGGCATGCTCCTGTTTCAATCGGGCACGACATGACCAAGGACAAAGACTGGTGGCCAAGTTTTGGAAACGTAGTTGCCTTAGATCTTGAAGAAGCAGAAGACGGCATTAACGCCACTTTAAGTGGAGACGTGATGCTGGACATTGTTCTTGCAGAAGCTATTGACCAGGGTTTTTATGATGGTTGGTCAATTTCGATGCCAAAACGTGGAAGTGACTCTAAGCGCTATTTACACCATTTAGCGTTTCTCGGAGCGGTTCCACCTAAAATCAGAGATCTGAAAATTCTCAAAGAGCTTCGTGATAGCGGGGCCCCGAGCTTTGAAGGAGATACAGATTTTGCCGATTCGTTCTTTTTTCATCAGTCTGACTTTAAAGACTCTAAGCCTGAGGTCGCTCCGATCGAAGATCCCGGTGCTTCCAGCTCTGAGTTTTCCGACAAGCGGCTAGAGGCTGCTAAAAAGATGTTCAAGAACGCACAGAGGGCCAGAGTTAAAGCTGAACTGTCAAGCATTGTCCCAGCTGGAATAATGGGCAAGGTTTTGGAGTTTAGCGACAAGTTGTGTGAACTGGGACAGTCGTCCGATTTTTCTGATGACGGGGATGCAGTTTTAAACAACTTTGTGGAAATCGTGAAGTCTATTCCGGTAGGTCAAGGAGACCTGACCAAGAAGCACGACTTCAGTGATGCGCGAAAAGGCCATGAGCCGGTAGTGGATACGCTGGGCTTGGCACAAAAATATTAACGCACATGCTAAGTGCGGTGAGGAGATTCAAATGGAAGGAAGAACGATGTATGAGTCAGTCGATGTTAAAGAGGTAATCGACGGAAGACATCCGCCCGTGATCTTTCCCATGATAGCAAAATCCAATCAGGGAATCATTCCTGCAGGGTGTGTGCTGGCAAAAGATTCGGACGGGAAAATTGTCCCCTATGAAGTGTCGGAAGAAGACATGACAGGGGTTGTTGACGGAACAAATAAAGCTTTCACTCTTGAAAGTGAATCAGCTCCTTTGCTTCCCGGCACAATAGTTTTAACACACGGAGATGTCGAGCTGACCGACAATGGCTTTGGCGTTATTGGCGGCGTAGGGGGAGCGGGGGTTGTTGATTACGCCTCTGGTGTAATAAGCGTTACGTTTGGAACAGCTCCTGCTGATGAAAGTGACAGCCCTAAGGTAGAAGCATCAAGAGCTGTGGTAGGAGTTGCACTTCGCCCAGCTAACACTTCACGTGAAGATGTTATCTCGGTTGTTGTTCACGGCACAGTTTTAAAAAGCTCGCTTGTTCTCGGTGTCGATTCAGATGCGGTCAGTCAGGTTGCACTAGATGCACTGGAAGGTATCGCAATTTACGCGACTTTATAGTTTCGCGTCCTAATCCAAAAGAGGAGATTTTAAATGGATGTTTTGACTTTCATTCAAGGGTATTTAACTGTTTCGACAATCTCTAAATTGATCGAACGAAAGCAGAGACGAAGATCTGTGATTTTCGATACTATTTTTTCAAGGCGAACACAAACAGGCTTGCCATTTGTGCGCATGGATGAATATATCGATACAATCCGAAGTGTTCCAGTTGTTACTAGGGGCGGGGCTTCATTAACAATTGGTGGCGGGTCAAATTCGATCGCCATGATTGAACCGATGCCCATTCGCTTGAATCGCTTGCTAACTGGCGCCAGGATGAACGACCTTCGAACTTTATTTGGAGACGGAGGAGCGCGTGGTCAGGCTTTGATTCAAGCAGAGATTGACCGCATGGTCTTAAAGCTGATGGAGACCACTGATAAAACTCGAGATGCTTTGTGCGCCCAGGCGATCACAGGCAAAATCGATTATCAGATGGCAGCTGACAGCGGCTTTGTTCGCTATCAGGTAACGTATGGAAGCGGAAACACGCTTTCTCATACTGTTTCAAAAAAATGGGATGCCAGCGGGACCTCCATAGCCGACATCCTGACAGACGCAATTGCCGTCAGACGGAAGTTGAACGAAGAAGGAGCCTCGGGCGAAGTTGGCTTTTTAGTCTCTCCGGAAGTTTTTGTAGCTTTAGCTAATAAGATTACCCCGCTGCCTGATTCTAAGAGGCTGGGTGCGACGGTTACTGCGAACGAAATCACTGTCGCTGGCTTTATCTTTACATTGTGTGACGGCTCTTATGACGACAGAGATTCTTCCGGAGACGAGGTTGTTAAGCAAGAGGTTGCATCTGGCGCAGCAGTTGCCTGGGTTAAGGATATTCCAGAGCTCACTTATTGTGCTGTTGATGATTTGGACGGAAATCTTGAAGCGATTCCGTTCTTCTCTAAGACAGTGAGAGTTGAAGATCCGTCTGGAATCAGGGTTATTAGTGAGAGCAAGCCATTTCCCATGGTTAGCGAAAAGGCGTTTTGTTGGCTTGAGCCGCTTACACCTCCGAATGACGACAATTAAAGGAGCTGGCAATGGGAGTCGTTACTGTCAAAGACCTAAAAGCTGAAATTAAAACATATAATTACTCTGTTCTTACTGGCGGCGACGACAACATAGCATTGCGAGCAATTCAAAAAGCAACAATGTGGTGTGAGGCGAAAGTTATAGCTGCAGGCTCTGCTTTCGACCCCACACTGCCAATCAACAGAGAAATCGTTATAAAAAGGGCTTTGTATGAATTATACAGCTATGCTGAAAATGAAGACGTGGCACGGGATAAGCGTGAAGATGCCCTAGAGATGTTGCGAGCTGCCTATGGTGATGCTGTCGATTCTTCTGGGTATCAAGGCGGATCTGTTCCTGCTCAAAATTCACTTCCGGTAGTAAAGATTAAGCCTATAACCATTTCTAAGTTGCCAGATGCCAAAGGGAGGGGCAAATGAGAGTAACCGTAAAACACTCCCAGTTAGTTGATGTTAAGCCTCCAACCTTGCCAACCCTGCTTAGACAAGTAGGAGATTACATGGTTAGCTCGGTTCAGCGTCGAATTAACAATGGCATCGACCCCGAAAATGCTGCTCTAACAGTAGCTGTCAAGCAAGGATCTAAAACTTTGCGCGATCGGGGGCAGTTGTTGTCCTCTATTGCTGCTCACGTTACAGGATCCCAGGTTGCTGTTGGAACGAATCGCCAAGGAGCTGCAACAAATCACTTTGGCAAAACTATAACTGCAAAAGGTAAATGGTTGTGGATTCCGGCATCAAGTCGAACACGAACATTGCAGCGACGGTATGGTTTTAAAGCTTCTCAAGTTATGACAGGTCTGAAATCTAGTGGGCACAGTGTTTGGATTCAGAGCAAAACGGACTCTACTGGAGTTGTTCTTGCTAAAAAAGGCAAAAGAGGAAAGCCGTTTGTTGTTTTCATTCTTAAAAAGAGCGTTGTTATTCCAGCTCGGCCATTTTTATTCATCGACTCCTCTGATCGAGAAGCCATTATGAAAATGGCGAAACGACACTCGGGGGTGCCAGTGTGACGTACGAAGAACAAATTTCAGCTGTTTTGGACGAATTTAAAGATTATATGGAATCTGAAAATGATATAAAAGTCCTTTATGATCCACAACCGGTTTTAATTGCTGAGCCACATCTACGGATGACATTTACTGGAGCTGAGGAAAATGGAGCTTTTGATAAGTTAAAATTTCAGGGGTCCATAGTTGGAAGCGGAGACGGTCCAGACGTTTTCCTTCCTGCTGTTATAGCAATGTCTATGAAAGTTCAGGACATTTGGAGTGCTTGCAGAGCTACTAACGGACGCAGGTGGATTGAGATTCCAAGCAAAACTGGAGTTTTGAGAATTTTTTTCCAATCCGTTCAAAATTCATCTGGCCAATTTGTTCAGAATGAAATTTATGAAAGTGAAGCCAGGCAATGGGCTTACACATATGCTGAGCCACACGTTGTGGTTCTAGAATTTAGGAAGGAGATGCAAAGATGAGTGGACAAACCATCTACAAACCGGACGGGATCGATGGAAGGTTGTATCCTGTCACACTAGGGACGCTACTAACACATGAGTCGGCATCGTTCAAGGGAGGGTTCTGCAGAATTGAATCTCTTGGAACATTAAGCAAATTCGATGGGGTTAAGGACTCTTCCATCAGCGACGGAGAGGACCCTCACGTTGGTAGTGTTGTTTTTCTGTCAGAATGGGAAAAAGTAGGCGATAACCCACTAGCCGAAGGCGATACAGCGATACCGTTCATTCTTGATGATACTGACGCCTGCTGGGTTACAGATCGTGGTCGTTCTGTTTCGAGAAACGTTTTTGACAAAACAACTCAGTGCCAGGCTAAACGCGGGGAAAGAGAATATTCATACAACGCCAGCGGAGACGAAACCGGATCCATAAGCGGCTTGTATGCGATTGGTTCTGATTGGCAGCGCGAGATTGACTCTCGGTTTATTGAGCGCACAATCGATAATGGAGAAGGCAAGCTAACAAGAGTTGCCAGAAAGAACACTGCATTGTTAACAGCGTTCAGTTACAGAGAGACATCAATTGCGGGAGAGCAAGAGATCTGGCTTTTTAGAGCACTTTATGTGACAAGCATCACTACTGATGCGCCTCAGGACGGATCGGTGGGCTTCAACTTTAACTACACTGCTGGCTGGAGACGACAAGTTGAGCGAACCGTTGCTGCTGTATCAGTTCCTCCAATCGAATAAGGAGGAAGTATTATGTCTAAGCTGAAAGCCAAGGCAAGGCAGGGAGACCCGTCTTTAATCGACTTTGTCGATCAGCTGGGTGAAGTTGTAGAAAATGCAATTTGCGTGCCCGGATCTGTGCGGGTCTCGGCTACTCAAATAGAGTGTATGGCAAGGGTTGTCATCACAATTAACAATAAGGAGAAGGTGCATGAGGATAGTTCTGCAGAAGACAAGGACTTTCATTCCGACGTTCAATCGGAACAAGGAGCTTCCGGAGAAGGAGCAAATCATCGTCGAGTATCAAAAACCAAACGCTCGACAAAGGCGGACACTTCGCAAGAACCTCTATCAGAGTGATGGAGAAGGGCAGTCTATTAAGTTTGAAATTTTCACTGATATAGACGGCACAATCAGAGAAATTCCATGCAAAATCAAGCGATTTTTTGTGGAAGAAGATGGCAAAGCAAGTGAGATTACATCCCTTGCCCAATTGGTAGAAATAGAAGGCGAGGCAGTCGGGCTTTTTACTGAAATCTTAAATGAGATCTGGAAGGATGACCTGACAGCCGAAGACTTAAAAAACTCAGAATCGGCTTCCGTTTAGAGCTGGATGGGCATATCGGAGTTGTTAGAAGTGCTTGGTACGACGAACAGCCTATCAAATGCGGAAGTCGAATTATAAAGCGAAAAGAGATTCCAAAATATGACACGCAAAATCTAAGATATGCCGTTGAAATTTGGAACGAATGGAAACGTTTTGGTCTGCCGGGGGGAGGTGGTCCAGATGGAGAAACGGCAGGACTGATCGACTTGCTTACAGAAATGGAAAATGAATTTGAATCAGCTCAAGCTGATGCTCGGTCCCGGTGAGAAAAATCATCGGGACTTTTTTGTATCATTAAGGCAGGAGACGCAATGGCTACCATTACCACAGATATTCTTCAATTAATTATCGAGGCTGACCAGGCTGATGCTCAAGAAGTTCTAAAAAATTGGCGCAAAAGCGTTGATGATGCAAAGGTTGCTCAAGAAGCCTTAGGCGCTGCGACTGAGGCTTCGACAGTAAAAGTTAGTCAATTATCGCCAGAGATTAGTGATGCTAATCGCGTTTCTAATCAATTTGCCGATACTCAAAAAGCTCTTGGCGAGGCCATCCGTGCTGCTTCTTCGGCATCTGCTGAAGGAGCTCAATCTCACGAAGACTTGTCCGCAGCAGTCAAGGAAGCTTCGACAGCCAGTGGAAATGCTGTCGCAGAGCTCCCCGAGCAGGAGAGAGCTTATAACAACATAGGCAGAACAATCGATAGTTTAGTTGTTAAGTATCTCTCATTGGCTACAATTTTACGTTTGGTTGTCAGGGAGTTTAGAAATTCTGTTCAGCAAGGAACTAGAGACATTCAGGATCTCGCTAGGCTACGCGCCGTCATTGAAATAACTGGGAAGTCGAGTGAGCTGTCAGCAAGCCAAATTAGCAAGTGGGCATCCTCTTTAGAGCAGTCTTTTAATGTTGACAAGAGTAGTATCATGCAAGCCGCTGCCGGTCTTATGACTTTTGAAAACATTGATAGCAGTAGCATTGAAAGAATTTTTCAAATATCAACAGATTTATCATATGTATGGGGCTCTGAAATTGGGACCACTATTGTTAATATTGGAGAAGTTTTAGAAGATCCGATTTCAAACATGGATTCCCTGCGTCGCATGGGGGTTCTAATTAGCACTGAAACGAAGCAGGTTGTAACAAATCTTTTAGAGCAAAACGCTAAATATGAAGCTCAGGCAGTTCTTTTGGATGAGATCCAAGAAAAAGTCTCTGGTGTGGCTAATACCGTTGCCAATACTAATGTTGGAAAATGGCAACAATTAGGAACGACATGGAAGGAGTTTACTAGAGAGGTTGGAATTAACTTTATTGCCGGAATAGAGACTGGTGCATTTGGGTGGACTGGGAAACTTTTAAAATGGGCTTCTAGCCAGCTGGCAGCAGATACTGAACGCATAACAATTGGTTTGCTGACCGAGAGCAAAAACATTCAGAGCGATCTAGCCAATTGGTCTATAGATGAGATTGAAAAAGCTATAACGTACTTGGGAGAAAGAGCTCCAGGGGCGTTTTGGAAACAAGAAGGTGATTATCAAGATCTTAAAGTCGCCCTGGAAGGAATATTAATCCTTCGACATCAAGAGGCTGAGGCGGCCGTGGCGACTGCTGCAGCTGACAAAGCTCGCGAAGAGGCAGCAAAGGCCAGAAGAGCCATGCTTGAAGCTGAAGTCTCTCTTGCTGATGAATTGCGAATTGCCTGGGTTCAAACAGACGAGGGGCGGGGGAAAACTCTACTAGAAGAGATTGACCGACTGAGTGCGCAGCAAAAAGCTGATAAGCTACTCCTTGAAACTTACCGTAATGATCCTAGCGCTGATCTTGAATTGGTTAACATCGTTAAGGGGCGAATCGGTCTTTATGATGCAGTGATTGAGGCTCGCCAAGCTGAATTGGACGGGCTAGCAGATCTGATTGATGATTCTACAGAAAATTATATTACTAAAATTTTAGGAGGCAAGGATGCTACGGAGTTTTCTTTGAGCATTCCGGTTTCCTATGATTTTGGAGATCGTAGCGAATCTGCTCTAATGCAAGAGCAGTTGTCTGTCCTAAGGTCAAAAATAAATGAAATCTGGACAGCTGGGCCAGCAGAAGGAGATTCAGGGGAGTGGCAAAATGCAATTGATGCTCTGTTTGTGCGCTATTCTGACATTTCGGGAGAGATGGAGAGGCAAAAAACACTTGCGAACGACCAGAAAGGCGCTAAGGTTGAGCTTGTAAAACTACTCTCTGACCAAGAGGTGGCAGAGCTAGCGTTGATTGAGTATGCAGCTGTTATTGCCGCATATGAGAGCGAAGGGCTTATTACTGCTGAGCAAAGAGCTGCTCTGTACGATCTTGAAGTGATACGACTGGGCCTTGTAGTTGAGGAAGCAAGGAGTCTAAAAGATCACTTCGGTGAAATGGGCGAAGCTCTGAAAGAGCAGTTCTTAACGGCCGAGGCGATGGGAGAACGACTCAGCGGAATTTTCTTTGACATTGGTTCTGCAATGGCTGCCGGAAAAGACGGGCTTGATGCCATTGGAGACGGATTGCAGTCTTTCGCCAGTGATATTCTTGGCCAAATCTCATCGATGGCAATTGCAGCTGGGTTGCGAATGATAGTTGAGCTTGGTGTAGCGGGACTTCCTGCTGCAATCGGACTGTTTGCGCTGGGTGGGGTTGCTGGCATCGGGGCAGGATTCTTCAGTAGCTCTGGCTCCGGGATAGACTCCTCAATCATGTCATCCTTAAATGAAGAGTTAGCAGTTCGAGAAAAGTTAAATAAACAACTTCAAGAACAACTTGATGTCGAAGTCGATTTGCTGAGAAGACAGCTCGATCGTAACTTAATTAGTGTCGAAGATTATCTTTCTGGAGTTACTGAGATAAAAGGACAAAGAACCTTTGGGGATGCTCAGTCTGATATTTTGAGCGCTACCAGAACGAAGATGACAGAAATTGATGCAAAGCTATCTTCAATGTCTGGATGGGATAAGTTTTGGACAAATAAAGATGAAAAGCTAGAATCTCAATCAGAAAGAATCGCAGCTCTTGCAGCCCAAGTAAATACTGCAACAGCTGACGAATTACGAAAGATAATGCAACAACTACAAAGTCTGGGTGTTGATTTGAGCTCTGTCCCAAAGTTTGCTTCAGGGGGCGAGTTTATTACGAATGGGCCAATGTTAGCGATGCTCGGCGATAATAGATCTGGGCGCGAGCATGTTCGGATTACTCCAGTCGAGTCACACGGTTCTCCAGCAGCCAGTCCTACTATTATTATTAATGGTGGAGTTTGGGGGATTGAAGATCTTTACAAAAAATTGGCAGTGGTCGGGATAAAGATAGGAGATCGCAATCAATGACATATGAAGTTCTAGTCATAAAGCTTATTTATCCAAATGGAAGTTCTCGCGATGTTTCTAGCCTTTTAGTTCCCGACTCATATCAGGAAAAGCTAACCCTGTGTGGCGAGGATTATAAGAGCACAATTAACTCAGTAAGTTTTTCTTTATATTATGACCGAAGCTTATTTTTGGATCTGGCTATGATGACAGACTTGCTGAAGGTTTCTGTTTGGTCAAATTTGGATGAAATTTTTCGGGGATATATGGACCCTGCCGGAACAGTGCAAATTGTTGGGCAAGATGAAGTAAGTCCTATTCCTGTTGAAGTTGTGGATCAGCTCTCAGTTTTAGACGCAAAAGTGGTTGATGATTTGTCTTTCCCGCCTGCCTTGGGCGATGCTCCATGGAAGGTGTATGACCCAGAAGATTTGCCTCATTCTATTTTGTTTGATTTGCTGGTGCGCATGAATTTGCATGAAAACATATCACCTTCAGCACCTGCTATTTTAGATGTTGTTCAGCAGTATTCAGTCACATCTACAACAGGATCTTGGAAACAGGTTGTTGATGACCTTCTCTTTGAGCGTCGGATGGTTATAACAAGTGAGGGTCCTTTTGTAACGTGGAGACCGTGGTCTGAAGATTCTCCAGTCCCTATTTCAGTAATAACAGAAGAGCACTTGCTTTCGCAAACACCTCTATCTATTGGCACCCGGTATGACCGCCATGATGGAGACAAAGTGGAGTGGTCTAAAGCTTCTTTAATTGAGAATGCCAGGCTGTGGGAAGGTTCTACTCCGATTGATGGGGATGGACTGTTCCCGGGAGAGCCAATAGCTGCAGGAGATTACTGGCCGGAAGATTCGGATATACAAGAAATATGGCAAGAGTTTCAAAAAAGTTGGCTTGATATTCCTTATTTAACTGGATCTACTAGGCTCAAAAATGACGACCTGTCGCTACTTACTACCGGCGCATGGTATGTAAAAGATGGCAAAGATCCACTTGTTGAGCTAGATCCGGTTGAAGATGGTCTTACTGTTGACTTTAGGGCAAAGCGGGCACGGCTGAGATATCGGAACAATGGAGAGTCAGCCCAGAGGCTTTACTATACCTATATATATGGGGATGCTTTAATTCGATCGCAAAAGCTCGACGTGACAGTCCCTGGGACTGCTAGGCGTCCAGAGACATATACTTCCATAACTATTTTTGATTCAGAAACTGCAGATCGACTGGCACATGCACTATATAACGAAAGAAGATATGGAAAGGTTCAGGTCTCATTTAAACTAGAAGCTGCTTTTAAGCCAGGTGATGTTGTCGAGATTTATCATCAATCTGAAGACTTGCGAATTCTTGCTAGAATTATAGGTCGATCAATTACGCGGGGCTCCTCCGGCTTATATTCGTATACCGCTACAGGGTGTGCTGAAGTTTCCGCCGGAACTGCCAAGCGAAGCGGTTATCAAGGGTCAACAATTAATCGCCCTCCCATTGTTCCACAATACCAATATGCTCCCACAACGGACGGACCTTGGCATACACCATATATAGAGGGTGACTTTTATTATCGATTAAGTGTAGACGGCGGGGTGACGTGGACAAGCGCCATAAGATTTCGAGGAGAAGCAGGTTCTCCGGCACCTAGATATTTAGGCAAGGTGCTTGAATTGCCTCCTGATCCAGAAGTGCATGACTTTGTTCTTTTTGGCGCAGAGGACACAGGCGGTTATTTGTTCGGCCGCATTTATGTTTGGGACGGATCTTCTTGGGTTGAAAACCATGAGTCAGACTACATAATGGCTGCTACTGCCGATGCTCAAAAGCTAGCGCACTCTACTGGCAAAACTGTTTATGCTGCAGAGGTTTTTGCTTGGTATTTTGTAGGTCGAAATTTAGTCATAGGACCTGGAAATGGCACGGCAGGCTCAGGACTGCTTTTTGAGATTTTTAGTGGTGATGAAAATGCTATTCCTATTGTTCCGCCAGTCATTAGGGCTTTATACGGTGACGATAAAGTTTGGGAAATTGATCCTCTTTCCGGAGACTTTGAAATTGGCAATTATGCTGGGGGGAAAGGGGCGATTTATAGAGGAGCCACTGGAGAGTTTTTTGGTAAGTTTAGCGAACTAAGAAACGTTTTACCTTATCAGTTTATGGACTCGCTGGATTCGTCTCACCCGATGGAAACAGATTTTTTTATTCCAACAGACACGGTTCGAATAGTTAGCGTTAAAGTAAATGCCAAAGGATCTAAATATCGAGCGTATTCATACGCCCTAGACTTTCAGGAACCGGGATATTGGGGCCGATCTACTGAAGCTGCTACACCATCAATGAGTTTGACTTTCAACTCTTTTGGTTCTACGGGATCCGGCGGAGACCACACGCACACTTATAGTTTGGTTAGCGGAGTGGCCTACAATTCCGGAGGTCATAGCCACTCTCTGAGTGTTCCATTTTGGGATAATGCTAGCACTTCTAGCGAGAATGCGGGAGGAGGCTATCACTCACATGGTTACAGAGTCCCCACAGGAATTGATGGCGATGGCGCACACAGTCATAGTTTGAGTTTTTCTAGCGCAAATACAGGAAGTTCCGGTGGTCACTCTCACTCGGTATCTTTGGCCTCGGGAATCACAGGGGGGTCTCACTCTCACTACTTTGATATGGACCACTCTCATTCCATTGCTTTCGGGATTTATGAAGGAACAACTCCAAACAATGTTGTGCTGTATATCGATGATGGCAGCGGATACGGGACGGGGATTTCGTTAGGTTCAGGCTCGGTTTTGGCAGCAGATTTAGACATCACCTCGCACCTTAGCGGAACTGGTTGGAAGAGTTTGAAATTTACTTCATCGAGAATGGGTAGAATTAATGTTCAAATAATTGTTGAGGTGGATATCACCGCATAGAGGTTGAAGTTTTTTGCAAAACCCATCGGAACTATGGCGAGACTCATCGTTGAATGAGCGATAGGAGAAGTTGAATGAAGGATGCGCATGTAAGAGAAAAAGAAATCACAACGGCAAATATTAAATATCTGGTAGTCGAAGGCGACGCCATCGATATTATTCGATTTCCATTAGCAAGAATGTATGAAGGGCATGACCTGTATGATGCCACTATTCACTGTTTTTTTGAGTTTGAAGATGGCTCTGGAGATGCAGATATTCTGACTAAGGAGATCTCTTCGGGGGGCGATATTGTTTACGCATATTGGCAAGTGAAGGGGAACGCTACAAGCAAAAGTGGCAAGTTGCAAATTCAGTTAAAAGCGGTGAAGGATTCAACAGTAATCTGGCACACAAAACCTGCAACAATTTTTGTAGAAGCGTCGCTAACTCCCAATGAGCTCGGGACATTTACTCCAACAATTTTAGATCAATATTTATCCTTATACCAAGGCCTTGTAGGGGAGGCGGAGGCGGCTAGAGATAAGTCAGAGAAATGGGCTGAGGAGAATGAAGATACAGCCGTTGAGCCTGGTATGTATTCAGCCAAACACCACTCGATTAAAGCCACAGCCGCACAATTAGCCTCCGAGAGTGCTCGCGATAAAGCTGAAGATTGGGCTGAAAAAGCTGAGGATGCGGAAGTTGAAACTGACATGTATTCAGCCAAGCACCATTCAGCCAAAGCAGCAGCAGCTCAAGTTGCATCTGAAAAAGCGCGTGATGATGCTGAGTCCCTTTATGGAGACCTCTCTGCAGTAGAAGCAGCCAAGCTTGCCGCGCAGGATGCCCGTGATAAGGCCGAAGACTGGGCTGAAAAAGCTGAGGATGCGGAAGTTGAAACTGGTATGTATTCAGCTAAGCACCACTCTGCCAAAGCAGCAGCGGCGCAAGTTGCATCTGAAAAAGCACGTGATGATGCCGAGTCCCTTTATGGAGATCTTTCTGCAGTAGAAACAGCAAAGCTTGCTGCACAGGATGCCCGCGACAAAGCCGAAGATTGGGCTGAGGAAGCTGAAGATGTGGAAGTTGAAACTGGTATGTATTCAGCTAAGCACCACTCGGCTAAAGCGGCCAAGTCAGCCTCAAGTGCCGATGATTCAGAGTATCAGGCTTTATTGGCAAAACAGGCAGCGCAAACAGCTCAGGGGCTTGCAGAAGAAGCTAGGGACGATGCTCAACTTGCTAAGGGGCAAGCTCAAGCCCTTTATGGAGATCTCTCTGCAGTAGAAGCGGCAAAACAGGCAGCTCAGACAGCAAAAGGCCTTGCTGAAGATGGCAGAGATCGAGCTGAAGAATGGGCAGAGAATCCAGAGGATGCCGAAGTTGTTACTGGTAAATACTCTGCGCTCCATTGGGCTGAAAAAGCTCATAAATCAGCTCAGGCAGCTCTAGCCGCGGACGCAGCGGCAAACAAGCAGCTCTCTTATAATGGGACGCTGTATCAGTATTCACTAAAGCAGGCTATAAAGCCTGGATTTATAGCAATTTCCTTTGAGGAGGTAATCTAATGGGTATAGATTCTGTCATTCCAAATGGCTACCAAATGCAGAGCCTTATCGACAGGCCCCTGCCACTGCGCCAAATGGATGCAGCGCTCACAATCAAAAGCGCACCGGTCGTAGGGACGGTCACGGTACAGTCGTCAGCAGCGGTAGAATTAAAGATTGGGTCCACTCCACTGGCAAGTCGGTCACAAATTGTGGTAAGGAATCCCAGCATTGACACAGCTGTTCGTATCGGACCATCCGACATCACTACAAAAAAGGGCTTCATCCTGGAACCGTTAGGTACCGTCACAATCAATCAAGACCCAGAGACTGCAGTAGCTATATACGCGCGATCGGTGGGATGGGAAGTAAGCCTGGAGGTTATTGAATCATGACATACGTTTTAGAGCGCGATGGGGATGTTACGAATATTCTCATGGACTTCACCGATGAAGGTGTAGATTTGCAGGTCAGCAGAAAGGTCGCCGGAGACGAGGCTAAGGCTGCTGATTACGTGAAGGTCCTGGAGGCTGATGCTCGTCGGGATTTCGCTGATAAGTTCCCTCCACCTCCGGTGGAAGATCATCCTGAGGAGGAGATGGAATGAAGGTAAACAACGGACAATATACAATGAAAGCGCTTGCTGATCGAATCTTTGCTATCGAGGACGAGCTCACGCAGTATTGGCTCGATAATGGCAAGGTGGGTATCACTGATGAGGCGGTTCAGCTCGACTTCCGCACCCGCATTGAAGAGGCATCTTTTGGCCGCAATACAGTGCGCTATGACAACAACGGGCAACCTTCAATTCTGGTCAAATTTCTACCGGACGAAAAGAGCAAACTCTCATATTTGTTCGGCGATAGTACTGCTGGCATCCATCCAGCTTTCATCATTGATGGAGTAGCGAAGCCTTGGTATCGTGGTAAGTATCAAATGGGCCGTGTGGGTGGAACCAACTACCCAGTGTGTTTGCGTGGCTTAGAGCCTTGGTACACCATCACGTACACCGCAGCTCAGCTTGCCGTCACTGACAAGGGGAATGGCTATGGGCTACCAACCTTACAGATGGAAGCGTTTATCGCTTTGGCTGCTGCACGCAACGGCTTTGACATCGGAGGTAATACACAATACGGCCGATTCTATTATGGCCAAGACGAGATTGGAGTAGCTGCCGGTTATTATAGCGGCAATAATTATCTGCACACCCTTGGAGGGTCAGGACCGCTATCATGGAGTCACGACGGCACGCCCTTCGGGTGCTTCGATATTGTTGGCAATACCTGGACTTGGACCGGGGCTATGCGGACTGTCAATGGTGAGATTCAGACCTTCCCCAACAATAATGGCGCAGGATCTCTTAGGACTCCGACAGCTCATGGTGCAGGATCAGCAAGCTGGAAAGCCATTGATGTAGATGGAAATCTTGTTAATCCAGAGGCTTCACTGTCGCTTTGGGCAGATAGCACTTCATACGTTGAGAATGAAGCCATTATGCACAATGGCGTTCGGTATGTTGCTTTAAACGACCACACTTCTGACTCGACAACAGAGCCAGGTGTAGGGGGTGCATGGGAAACGGATTGGGTGCGAAAGGGAACACTGCACTACGCTTACGTTAATAGTGTCGTAGTTATGACTGACCATGCTGAAGGGCTGAGCGATACGAGCAGGAGCATCGTCTTTGGTAATCTTACAGCAGACATACCAGTTCCAACGATTGCCTATGCTCTTGGCCTTTTCCCGAAGTATCCTGGTCAGCGTGGGTACCTCTACGTTCGAGACGCTGAGCGTATGCCCTTCCGGGGTGGCTCCTACGAGAGCACATACATTGCGGGGCCAGCGGCCATGACCCTGAACTACGTTCGGAGCAACTCGAGCAACGGCCGGGGGGCGGGCCTGGCTTATAATGG